TAATTTACAAGAGGTATTTAAAAATATTTTTAAATAGAAAAAACACGCTGAAAAACCAACGTGTCCATTCTATCGATATTAAAAAAACAACTAACCAGCAGTAAAATTCAAATTTGTTAAATTCTGAAAATAGGAATTTACAATCCATTCCAGTCCACCCTACTCCATATTTTCATCCATATATTCTTTACGGATTTCTGAAAGGGTCTTACCTGTTGCTTTATGAATTGCAAACTTATATGTCTCTACAGATTTCCAACCCGTCATTCTCTTGAGCCAATCCTGCATAGACATTTCTTCATTATTAAAAGTTACATGACCGTTTGCAAGTAACTGAACCTCTTCATCATAGCCTTTTGCTATAAGAACATCCCCGGCAGAAACAACTCCCCAGGAAAGCATATCCTTAATCTTTGGAAGTTTAGTTCTTTCTATACCACTTGATGGCTTTTTCATCTCCTTAACCCAATCATTAGGCTGCTCGATGATTTCAAACTTTGGAGCAGGTTCAGAATTTCCTATTCTGTACAATTTAATCTCACAAAGGATGAAGCCAACTCCCTCATCTGTATGATTGTTTAGCCACTCGATTGCAGCCGTATGCTCTGGTCTTGCTTTTCTTACAATCCAAATAACCAAATCGGCTGCTTTGCCAGATGCATAAGTTATCAATTTACCAAGATGGTCGTGGTCAGTTTCCTCCAACTGATTCTCGATAATAACTCTGCGTCCTGTATCTGCATCAGTAGCAAAAATATCTACATTGAAATCTCCTACTGAACTTTCTGTTTCTTCTATAGAAATATCGATACCAACTGTATCACTCAAAACACCGATATTTTTTGCAAGCCAAGGAGTAAAATCATGAGCCTCATGTGGCCATACTTCTCTTAAATCTTTTATTTCTGTTAATGTACCTAGATTTATCATTTTGGCTCCTCCAATCAAAAAAGCATCCAGATCTATCCCGGATGCTAACAAAAGCCACACTATATGAATACGGGATTAGTTCCTTGTTTACAATGCTTTACCTCTCAAAATGGTTATAAAACGACTAAATTATATTATAGCACTCAACCCGTTATTTTACCAGTAAAAAAGCACCCAAGCATAATGCCTGAGTGCCGTCAAATCGATTATTCTGTTATGCTACCCTTACAAGTCCCCCCTGCTCCATTTTAATTTGAATAGAGCCAATCTCTCCGAACTCTTCTTCACGATTCCATACATACGCATACGGATATCCTTCCTTCAATTCTCTTCTATCATCCTCCCACTCTTCCTCATAGCGAGAAACAAATAAAAGACTGAGGAACTGTCCAATTGTGGTTGTTGTCAAAACTCCGTAGTAAACAAGGCAATCATAGTCCTTTTCAAACTTCTCCTTGATGGCTTTGAACTCTGGCATTTCATCAAATGTAAAGTTAATGCCACAAACCCCAAACAGAACCTTCGCCTCTGATAAGCAGGTCGTTCCATTCTTCTCAAAGGCTTTAGTGACCTCGTCCCACAATCCCATTTCTAATAAAATATTAAGTCTCTTCTTTCCTTCTTCTACCATTTTCTTCTGCATACGCATTACCTCCATTATGAGAGCAAGGCTGCAAGCCACAGCCTGCAGTCCTTACCAATTCTATTTTGCTTTATCCTTAAACCACTTTGAACATGGTCTGCTTCAAAGGCTTATCGTCTTTATCCGAAAGTCCCATCTCTTTTCTTGCCCCTTCAAGGGTCTGCATCTTTCGAAGTTCGTTCTCTGCATCCTCAAGACCGACATGAGTGTAAACATTAAGGGTTACTGCAATATCCGAGTGTCCCATCAAGTACTGTAAGGTTTTAGGGTTCATCCCGGCTTTCGCCTGATTCGAGCAATATGTATGACGGCATTTACTTTTTCTATCATTGTAAAAATCTCCTTATCCTCTACTTCGTAACAGTATCTCCATCGGGTCTGCATCGTCTGGATTAAAATCAGTCGAGCAATTTTCTCTGACCACTTGGAAGATCTGGTACCATATTGTGTTTACCTGTTTTTGGTAGTTTTGAGCCATTGCCACGAAAGGACTCGCACAAGCCTGCCCCGTAGTAGGATGCTTTGAAAGAAAACCATATTCTGAAATAGCCTCTTCACATTGCATCAGACGGGATACGCTCATTGCGTACTGTTCCACCATGTGCTTGCTCACAAGTTTGTCGCAGCCTTTTTCTTTCAGATACAAGTAAATGTATTTATAAATTGTTTCTGCCTCAAACTCTCCCACAGCCTTCTGCTTGGATTTAATGTATGAACTTGGTTCAGGAATATCTTCTCCGTCAAGTTCCGTTCCTTCCGGCAAGTCAATGACTTTTAGCTTTCTACCACCAGGGTTGCCCGTTGCAATCTTATCTGCTAGTGCCTTGGATTTTCTCCCGGCATTAACCTTGATATTCGAACCACGAGCAGTTCCGTCTTTCGCCATATCATCAACTCCTTATAATGTTTTAACGATTAGGGTTTAATACCCCGTTCAAAAACGCAAAAAGTACACACGAAGGGGCGGCACCGTTGCCCTGACGATTGAATCGTAGAGATTTGACTCCCCCCTACCTTTTGCGAAATGACTGTCACGACCGTCACTACAAATATTTTTATAAAAAGTTTTATAATGACCATCACGACTGTCACTCATATGAATCACTCTTTCTTCCGTGCCAACGGTCACCTCTCTCTGCATGAATCTTACTGTGACAAGACTTGCAAAGGGATATAAGGTTTGCTCTGTCATGTGTACCACCTTCTGACAAAGGCACCTTGTGATGCACCTCTTCAACCTCCACCAACACTCCCTGTTCGTAGCACAACTCACAGAAAGGATGGGTCTTAACATAGCTGTCACGGATGCGTTTCCACGCTCGTCCGTACCTCTTCCTTGTAGCAGGGTCACGGCCGTACTTCTCGTAACGCTTGTTCTCTTCCTTCTGGTGTTGCTCACAGAAACGGCTCTCCGTCAAGTTGGGACAGCCGGGATGGTGGCACGGGTGTTTAGCCTTTCTTGGCATTCTTCCTGCACCTCCATTCGTGGAGTTTATATTTGAGGATGTACCAGCATTGCTCTAAATAAGAAACCTTACGGTACCCCACTATAACCACCTCCTAAAATTTCAGGCATAATAAAAGCCCTCATAGTGGGGTTACCACCATGAAGGCTCTCGTGCCTGTTAGCATCTTTATCTTATTTGCTGATTATTCACTCCTCTGAAAATTTCTTCATAAATATCTCGGCCACTTGGCATAAAAATTCCCAAAGAATAGTGAAAGGTAATGAAGCCAATCACAATTCCAAAAAAAATATCAAAAAAGTGTCGGCCACTTGATTGATTTTTTCCCAAAGAATAGTGAGAGGTAAAACATAAGCCTTTCAGGAAGGCGGTGCTAATCATGGCAGAAACTACGACAAGCACTTATTCCGAGGATGCAGAACTCGATGCCGAGTTAGCAGAAGTCCTCACAGCAATAAGTGTTATTTCAAGAAGACTAGCTAAGAAAATCACAGCCAAACAGATGTCAAAGGAGGACAAAGAAGATGTACAAGCATTACGGACTGACGGGAGAGACCGTCAAAGTGAAACTTAAAAAGGGAGACTCGGACAGATATCCTTGGCAGGGAATGACAGTTCCTGTGTTAATCACAGGCGAGTATGAGAACTTCCTCGTTGGAGAGGTTCTTCCACACTATGCTCCACACGGCTTTGGATTATCACATCCGTATCCAATAACCATCTGTAAGCATGACATACAGATTGGAGAAATGATTATAAACGTAGGGTCAATCAGATGAAAAACACAGAGGTCGCAGCATTATTTAAGACAATCGCAGACAGCTTTCAGGCATTAAGTGATATCTACTCTTCTACTACAGAAGATGCAACACAGCCTAAAGCTACAGAAAAGAAAGAAAAGCCTGCAAAGGTAAGTGAGCCAGAACCTACTACGGATACCCCAGCAGAAACAGAAACCGAAGTTAAGACCTATACCAAGGAAGAAGTCAGAGCAATGCTCTCACAGAAAGCCAAGGTTGATGGTTGTAAGTACAAGGCAGAAGTTAAAGCTATCGTAGCCAAGTATTCAGAAGACGGCACTCTTACAAAAGTCCCTGAAGATAAATATTCAGAACTCATGGCAGAGTTGGAGGTGGTTGGAAATGCCTAAACACGCTCTCCTCTCCGCCTCGGCAAGTAAGCAATGGCTCAATTGTCCACCATCTGCAAAGTTATGTGCAGATAAAGAGGACAGAGCAAGTCCCTATGCACAGCAGGGTACAGATGCACACTCCCTTTGTGAATACAAAGTATTAACAAGAGTATGTGGCAAAGCTGAATGGGACCCGACTGAAAACCTTGATTATTACGATGCAGAAATGGAGAACTGCACAGAAGAATACTGTCAGTATGTGCTTGAACAGTTCTTGGCTAGTAAAGAGTTCTGTCCAGATCCAGAAGTATTGGTGGAACAGAGACTCGACTTCTCCAAATGGGTGCCGGAAGGTTTCGGTACAGGAGACTGCATCATTGTTGCAGATGATGTTCTTCATATCATCGATTTTAAATACGGTCTCGGTGTTCTCGTAGAGGCAGAAGGCAATCCACAGATGATGTGTTACGCACTTGGAGCCCTTGATATCTACGATGGCATTTATGACATAAAAACTGTGAAGATGACTATCTTCCAACCTCGCAGGGATAACATCTCTACATTTGAAATGAGCAAGACAGACCTTCTTAATTGGGCAGACACCGTTCTCGCACCAACGGCCAAATTGGCATATGAAGGCGAAGGCGAATTCAAAGCCGGGGAACACTGTCAGTTCTGTAAGGTAAAGGCTAACTGCAGAAAACGTGCAGAATACAACCTTGAACTTGCAAAGTATGATTTCGAGATGCCAGCAAACCTTGAAGAGACAGAAATCGCTGCAATCTTACCTAGAGTCGATGAACTTGTAGCTTGGGTTAATGACATCAAAGAATATGCACTTCAGCAGGCTTTAAGTGGCACAGTCTATGACGGCTATAAAGTAGTTGAAGGCAGGTCAACCCGTAAGTATACGGACGAAGATGCTGTTGCATTCACAGTCAAGGATGCAGGGTTCGACCCTTATGAGAAAAAACTTCTCGGTATCACAGCAATGACTTCTCTTCTTGGTAAGACGAAGTTCAATGAACTTCTTGGAGGCTTAATCGAAAAGCCACAAGGTAAACCTACACTTGTGCCACAGTCAGATAAGAGACAGGCACTTAACACTGCCAAAGATGATTTTAAAGAGTAAAGGAGAAAAAATTATGGCAAACGGTATTATTACAAATCCTACAAAGGTAATCACAGGTATCAACACAAGATGGTCTTACGCAAATGTATGGGACCCAAAGGCAATCGATGGTGGAAAGCCTAAGTATTCGGTTTCCCTCATCATTCCTAAAGATGACACAGCAACTGTAGACAAGATTAAGGCTGCTATTCAGTCAGCATACGAAGAAGGTCAGTCAAAGCTTAAGGGTAACGGTAAGTCAGTACCTCCTCTTGCAGCTATTAAGAATCCACTTCGTGACGGAGATATTGAAAAGCCAGACGATGAGGCTTACGCAGGATGCTATTTCGTGAATGCAAATTCCGCTACTGCTCCTGGTGTTGTGGATGCAGACAGACAGCCTATCATCGAGCGTTCAGAGGTATATTCTGGAGTGTATGGCCGTGCAAGCATCAACTTCTATGCATTCAATGTGAATGGTAATAAGGGAATTGCGTGTGGTCTTAATAATCTCCAGAAGATTAGAGATGGCGAACCTCTTGGTGGCAAGGCTAGTGCCGAGTCAGATTTTGCTACAGATGATGATGACGATTTCCTTTCATAATCTAAAGTAGTTTATCAACACACGGGTGGCAGGGGTTAACCCCTCTGCTACCCAATTTTTATAAGGAGACAATGTATGAAAAGACCAGACTTTATTAAAACAATCAGTATCGACTTGGAAACATACTCAAGTGTTCCAATCAAACACGGTGTATTTACCACTTCAAAATCGACGATGTTGTAACATTTGCAATCAAAAACAGGTATCAT